CGCATGGGACGCTTAGCAGCCGTCAATGACGCACACCAAGCCATGGAGCAGTTCGTGCCAAAACGTAGTAGCGATTTGCGTAGTTATTCAGTTATCCATCAGGATGGATCGGGTATTGATTATGTGATGCCGTATGCTAGAGCACAATTCTATGGTGTGGTGAATGGCCATGAGATTAGAAATTATACAACGCCAGGAACATCTAAGCGCTGGGATTTACGTCTCAAAGGCGATCAGCAACTCATGAATCAAGTCACAGAAGCATTTGTAAGGGGGGCCAATTTGAATGGATCTTGAACAACGTCTGTTTGATGCCATCAAGGCGAATACCGGAGTAAAAATCAAGATGGGTTATCTGATTCCAAACGAAGGTATTGGATTAGTCCCTGCTCCTGGCAGTGCAGTGATTGATGAAGATTATGCTGGCAATCAAGATTGGCGTTACAACTATTCGATCACCATATGTACAAATAACCAAGAATTATCAGGTGGAAGCCTGTTTGCCATCCAAAAATACTTGGATGGTTTGACTGAACTTAATAGCAATGACAACAGCTTTGTCTTTCAATCATTAATTGTATCAAGTGCACCAGCATTAATCATGCAGGACACCAAAGGCAATTCAACGTTTGCGTTAGACCTAGCTGTTTTTGTCGGAACAAATAAATATAAAAAGGGGTAAATATAATGGCAGATACAACAGTTACTGGAAAGATTGGTAAGTTTACGCTTAACCACAAAAATAAATTCGAGATTGATATTTCGGGGCAAACTAGCCTAGATAATGTCGACAAAGCTAGCTGGATGGGTTTGGCGGCAGGAATTAATAACACAACGCCTGCTGCTAACGATACAACCGCCAACGATGAATATTATGATGGTGAAGGATTTGGGACGTCTGACGTTACGTCTAAGCGACTACAAATCACATTGGCTGGCCATCGTTTGGAAGGTGATCCCGCACAAGACTACGTTGCATCCAAGCAATTAGCAATTGGTGACGATCTTAAAACGTTATTCCGTTGGACACAGCCATCAGGAGATACAATCACTGGTGTAGTTACAATGACTAGCATCGTTAGTTCTGGTGGTGCTCCAGGTGCCAAGCAGACATTCTCAGTTGTCATTGTGTTCAATGGCAAGCCTACGTTTGAACCGGCCGCTGCGCCAACTGCGCCAGAAACCACTCCATAAAACAGCTAATATATTAATTAATGATAGACAGAGACGAGTAAAAAATGAGACGTAAATTAAAGGGGTAATAAATCATGGCAATTAATTTAGACGAACAGATTCAAAACCGGAAGAGTTTTATTATTGCAGGCAAAACCTATTCGTTAGTAATGAATGATGCATTTTCGAAACATGTTGCCACCGTGGATCTTTCGATTTCTAAGTTGCAAAAAGAAATTGATGATGTTGATAAAGATACTGCTGACGATATGTCACTAGAAGAGCAACAAGCCTTTATTTTTAAAAAGTTTGATGAGGCAACCAAAATTGCACGTGACTTTTTCGATGAAGTTTTGAGCGATGGTGAGGGGCAACGGATCTATCATTATTATGGTGAAGACAGCCAAGCATTAGCTTACATTATCGGCCAGTTGAATGAAGAATCATCTGATATTGTTAAGAATAATCGTCAACAGCGACGTCAGAAGTACACTAGCAATAAACGGCGGTGATGAGCTTTGATAAGCCTAACTAAGGAGTTAGAGCATTCATTTGAATATAAAGGTCAACACTATGAGCTTGATTTGAGTTTTGACAATGTGCTGCGCTGGTATGAACTTCTGGAAGATGATGAGATTGATGATTATGGCAAAGTGTCGATGGCATTTGAGATGTTTTACAGTGCGTGTGCGCTAGATTCTGAATTGTTAGTGACTGGTGTGGATTCAATTGCTGATTATATCCATCAAGAGCCATATGGCCATTATGATGACAATATAGGTGTGAGTACCAGTGATCCAATTAAGTATTATTCGTATAGTCAGGATGCTGATGCCATTTATTCATCTTTTGTTGAGCAGTATGATATCGACTTGATTCAACAGCAGGGAAAATTGCATTGGGACAAGTTCAAAGCCTTAATGGCCGGACTTAATGACAAAACGTATTTCAGACGAATATTAAGTATTCGGATGCGTGATACTAAGGATATGGAAGGCCAAGAGGTCGCTAATATGATGGAGTTAAAACAGTATTATGAACTCGACGATAATCGGTCTGTAGAAGTCCAAGATACTGCCATGAATGATATTTTCTCCGCATTGAAAAATGAAGCAACACATTAATTAAAAATATTGAGGAAAGGAGGAAATATAAATGGCAGCAGACGGAAAAATTACAATTGATTTCGACACGAATCTATCTAGTATTAAGTCTGACGCTGATCGAGCCAATGAAATTCTGCGTGGTGTTGGTTCAGATGCTGGCGATAAGATGGATGAGAGCTTTCGACAGAACACTAACAAGATAGAACAAACAGCCAACAAGGCCAAAGAACATATTGATAGTAAATTTTCCAAGGAGACTAAAGTTAAATTAGTAGCTGATGCCAAAACAGCAGGAATTGATAACTTTGAAAAAATTCTCAATAAATTGCCTAAAGAAGTTCAGACTGAATTATTAACTAAAGCTGATAAGGGCGAAGCGATTAATTATGAGGATTTGCTTCAACGGATTCCGACAAAAATCACTTCGACTACACATTTAAACGACGATGCTAGTCCAAAGTTGGAACATATTCAGAGTGAAGCAGGCCGGACAGAAGAAAAATTTTCAAGCCTAAAAACAGCTATTGGTGGTGGAATCATTGGTGGTGCTGTGGTCACTGGTATACAATCTGCCGCATCGGGAATTGCTGGTTTGGGATCCGAAGCTATTGAAGCATCTGATTCAGTTTACAAGTTCAAGTCCACAATGAAACTTGGCGGATTCGGTGAGAAAGAAATAAGCAGTGCTAGTAAAGAGGTTCAGAAGTATGCTAATGAAACAGTGTACGAGCTAGGTGATGTATCTAACACAACTGCTCAATTAGCGGCTAATGGTGTCAAAGGGTACATGAAGTTAACCGAAGCAGCAGGGAACTTGAACGCCCAAGCTGGTGGGAATGCTGATACATTTAAGTCAGTAGCTATGATGCTTACCCAAACGGCTGGGGCTGGAAAATTAACCACAGAAAATTGGAACCAATTAGCTGATGCAATTCCAGGTGCTTCTGGTGTACTCCAAAAGGCTATGAAAAAGAACGGTGCTTATACTGGTAACTTTCGAGATGCCATGGCTGATGGCAAAATTAGTTCTGACGAGTTTAACAAAGCGCTTATGCAGCTAGGTATGAATAAAGGGGCAAAGGACGCAGCCAAGAGTACCGAAACTTTCGAAGGTGCTTTTGGGAACTTGAAGGCTAACGTTGTTACCGGTATGCAGGAAATGCTACAAAAAGTTGGGAAAAAGAACTTGACAAATGCCATTAATGGTGCATCCAAAGCGGTCGTTTCTTTGACTAAATTTTTTATTAAGTTTATCAATGCAATACAGAAACACAAAGGAATTGTAGTTGCTATTGGTGGTGCACTTGCTACGGCCTTTGCTGTGAAAAAAATCACGGATTTCATTATTTATCTTGGACGTGCAAAGAAAGCGTTGCTTGAATTTCAGGCAGTCAGTGCGCTAACCGGATCTGGTGGTGGTGTAGGTGGCCTTTTAAGTAAGGGCGCTAAAACTGCGACGGTCGCTGAGGGAGCCACATCTTTAGCAGGATCAGGGCTAGTTGCAACTGGTACTTCATTATTCAGTAAGTTTGCCAAGGCAAGCCCTTATTTGGCCGCAGGCGCTGGCGTAGCAAGCGAACTCACTAGCAAGAACAGCACTAGCGCAAAAGCTGGTGGATCCGTCGGGTCTGTCGGCGGTGCTGTTGCTGGTGCTGCGCTCGGTTCAGCAATTTTGCCTGGGATAGGTACAATTTTAGGGGCTTCGGCTGGATCGTGGGTCGGTAAAAAGTTCGGTGAAGGATTTGGAAAAAGTTTGCAAGATTCTGTTGATGGTAAAAAACTCAAACCTAAAACAATCAAAGCTAATGTAAAAATATCTGCAAGTGCAAAAGCCTCAAAGATTGATGCCGATAAACTTAGTAAGCAACTTGAACCATCAATCAAGAAATTGAATAAAAAGCTAGTAGTAAAAACTAGCTATGATCCAAAAAGCATGGCCAACACAAAGGCGGCTACTGATAAACTTTATTCTGGTATGTCTAAGTCAATTGATACGTATTACAAAAATAAAGAATCTAAATCAAAGAAAAACCTAGACAATTTAGTTAAGCAGGGGGTTATGACCCAAAAGCAAGCCGATGCTTCATTAAAGAAGCAAACTACTATGGATCAGAAAGAACGTACTGCAAAACAGAATGCACTCAAACAAATGCAGAAAGATCAAACTAGTTATTATGCGAAAGTTCAGAATATTCAAAATGGTGGCACCAAGAAACTTCAACAGATTGCGCAGAAGTATGGTGTTAATTCTAAAAAGTACGAAAAAGAAAAAAATAAGGAGCTTCAAAAAGCACATAAAAATTTCGCGAATACGTACGTAAAAGATGAATATAGTATGAACACCAAAGCTAAAAAAGAAGTTAGCAAAGGCGCCAAGGAACAAAAATCTATATATAGTCAGTTAATTAAAGACAAAGGCAAACTTAATGCTAATGATCTTAAATCTACGCAGAAACATGCTGATAATCTGTACAAGACGTCTGTGAAGTCAGCTAGAAAAACTCGTGATGATGTAAAAGATGCGGCAGATGATCAGTACCACAAGACTGTTGCCACAGCAAAAAAAGAATGGAAAGAAAAAGGTACGATTACGTATGCACAGTATAAAGACGTTAAACATAATGCTGATAAGCAACGTGATGATACAAAAGGTGCCGCAGACGATCAGTACCGTGGAGTGACACAAAAGGCACGTGATCAACACGGCAAAGTTACATCTGAAATCACTCACCAGAAAGATGACGTAACTAAGCAAGCCAACGACCAGGCTGTCAACCATGTAGGCGCTGCTCAGGGTGAAATGACTAAGGTTAATGGTCAATACATCAATGGCTTTGATGGTATGCGTACAATATGGAATGGTATTGCTTCTGGATTAAACAGCGTACTTAATGCACTCCATAAAGGTTGGGGTAAAATTCCGAAGATTGGCAAACATGCTCGTGGGGCATCTGGATTGTCGAGTAACGAAATTGCGCTTGTCGGTGAAGAAGGATTTGAACTTGCACATAACCCCAATCGCGGAATGTTTGCACTAGGAACGAATGGGCCGGAAATTCGGCATTTGGAAGCAGGAACTTCAATTTTGCCACATGCACTTTCTAAACAATTTCTTTCTATGACCCACGGATTGCCGGCTTATAAGCACGGAAAATCAGGTACTATTACACAGGCTTATGATTGGTTGAAAGATAAATTGGACGATACTATGTCATTTGTTTCTGGTGGCGCAAAAAAAGCGTTTGATTTTGTTTCAGGTAAGCTAGGATTGAAAGGATTTCTTTCGAACTATAATGCTGCTCAACACGATTTAATGCAGGGTGCCAGTGATTCAACTAGAAAAGGTTTCATTAACTATTTGAAGG